AACCAGCATCCAGCATTGCAAAACCCGTTTGGGTCTATTTGCATGTTTCTAATCTTGTGTTTAGCAAACGAATCGTTAATAATTGGTAATAAGTCTATCATCCTAAAACCTCATTAATTGCCAATTGCAAGATGTTATCTATACTATTTGGTGGAATTTTATCCTTAAAATGATTGTATGTATCGCGGACCATTTTGTGATCTGGATCTTTTGTTATTTCTAGCCATCCAACAAAATAGTTCCAAATTCTGTCTTCTAGTATTAGTGGATACTTAACGCCGTTTGGTCTACCAAATCTATGCATCCACTTTAATTGTGGTATACATATGTTTTTACCGCCATTTCTTCTGAACTTTTCAGCTATATATCCTTCTTCTCCACCAAACCCCTTGAAATTATGATATATCCCCGGCCAATTCTTCTTTTCAAAAGAACACAGCCCCATACCCTGCATTTTAATCTCAAATGGGTTGCCCTTGTCGTGGGCATCTGTATTTGTGTGCCACACGCCATACATATCTCCACTCCACTTATCATCAAATTCTGTTGCATAATTAACTAAATCGTCATACAACAGTGGACCCTGAACAAGATCTTTACAGTTATCATGCTCATAATAATATGACATTAAATGATCTATAGCATTTTTTACCAATAGAACATGGCAATCTAAAATAAGAACATATTTACCAGAAGCATGGTCTACTATGGAATACTTATTAAAAGATGAAGCCCTGTCAGTTTTAGGGATATATTTTGCACTGCCACCCATTAGAGCAGTTACGAATGTGTGTAATTCAGTTCCATGACTGCTGCTTGGATTGTTATCTAAAATCACAAATTCAACATCGTTTGAGTTGCATATATTATGATGCATTCTTAATGATTGAATGGTGAAAAATGCACCATCATAATCATCATAAGTTGCCATGCCAATTGTCAGCAATTTTTCGCTCATATAAGTCCTTTCAACCGGGAGCAGAATAAAATCCTATATCAAAACCATCTCTAGTACAATGCTCAATGGTCTTTTCCATGCCATTCTTCTTAAGGTGATCCTCTATGTACATACACATATTAGTCTCAGTATCGGGCCACTTATTTTTACAATAATGGCACAATTTGGTGCATTTCCAGCTACTTCTGTCATTAGAAATGGGTTTTGGGGTATCATTTTGCTGAATATGCTGATATTTATCTTTCAACATGTTAAGAAACTTTGCATGGTCTGACTTGTCAAAGCACATTGAGAATGGCCCTCCATCCTTAATGAAAAATATAGACATAATAGTTTGATGATATTCTGGAAACAGCTTTGAGATAGCATAGTTATATAGTAGCAATTGTGGGTCTGAACATAGCTTTTCATAGGTTTTTTCTTCTCCGGTTGCCCAATCTAGTCTTTTACCTGTCTTCCAATCAATGACTTCAATAATGCCATCTTGCGTTTCTGTTACAAGGTCAATCGTTCCCTTAATTGCAAGCTGACCATCAACAACGTTACCATCTGGCATTTTGTATTTATACTTAGCCCAATCCTCTTCAATTGGTATATCAAAGTGTGGCTCTGCTGCAATTATCTTCCTATTTCTTGGATCAAACTGACCATCATTATACTTAAGTGTATTCCAGACTAATTCTCCGCAATTACTATTATCTGCCTTAGAGAAAGAGTGTGCAGAATCTTTTGTATAAAAGTGAAAGCTTCTCTTGATTAAGTCTTCTACAATGTCTTTTGTGAAAAGCTCTGTTTTTTTGATATCAACTTTACCAACAGCATCGTCTATAACAGTAAGCTTTAATTTCTTTGGATTGTCTTGCATTTCCTTTTTTAGTTTAGCAAGCACTTCCATTACCTTATGCACAATGGTTCCTAGTTCAGCTTTTTTGCCACTAGCTGGTTGATGACCAAGCACATATGTAATAAAATATTGCATCTGGCAATATGAATAGTTATTATAGCTAGACGATCTAATGTATGTTACTAGCATTATATACTCCAGATGTTTTTGATAGAATCTAGCTTTGTGCAGAAATCTTGCATACTTATATCACGATTATCGATAACGTGATCGAACGCTGACCAATCAAAATTACCTTCATCTAGGGCGCATTCACATTCAATAGTATCTTTAAATATATCCCTCTGTAATCTGATTACTACGCCGCCGTTATCCTTAATTGCTTCAACTTCGTTTGGAAATCTTACATCTGGAATAATGGCTAATTCAGAGCTTTCTTCCACTATCTTATTTATTGTAGCCTTAACCCAAGCATCTGACCTAATTTTACGAACAACCTTTGTGCCAAAATACTCCAAAAATTCTCTATTGGTCATCTTGCCACTCTTGTTTTCCTGAGTCGGCATGTCTTCCCATAATAGATTTGTCTTCATGTTTTTTTGTTTATCTGTTCCATAAAGCTGCTGTAAATTTAAACCAAACAAAGCTGATGATATTTCCTTGAGGGCGTCAGCGAAATGGTAAACTTTGATAAAAGGCCACATTTCTTTTTCTGCATACTCAACAAACTCAGCGTCTTTTCTGGTTACGTCTAATACGCCATAGCCACTTGTGCCAGATTGGTCGGTAGTTTTAATAGCAAGACCACCATGCTCATCAATGAAAAAATCCTCTACCATATTCTTAGATCGTAGAATAGACCCATTGATATAGTTTGCAGCCGTATTTTTACCAGACTGCTTCTTACCAGAAATACCGATTATCTTAGCCATTAAAATTTTCCTTTCAAATTTTGCAGTATCTTACTTTGTATTTGTTCTATGGTCATTTCGCCAACATCTTTGGTTGAGATTTTGGGAAAAGTTAATTTATACATTCTACTTAGCTGACGCTTAATCTGCACCTTTGCTTCTCTTCCCGCTTGATCATTGTCTGTTAGTATAACTAGGTGCGTTATTGGAAGTTTTTGTAGTTTTTCTTCTTGTTGCTTACTAATGGTTTTTCCAAAAATACTTACAGCATTTATAACTCCAGCCTCGTACAATTTCCAAACGTCTCCTTGCCCCTCAACAATAAATAGGCACGATGTTTCTTTAGCTTTTTGTATTGCTCTGTGGTAATTGTAAAAAAAGTACCTTTTATCAAAACCCTTTGGATGTAGTAGAAATTTGGGAGACATGTAATCTTTAACCGCTCTACCTATAATCCCAACTATATCTTTTCCAGCGTCGTCATGTATTGGTATTATAGCTCTTTCACGTAGTTTTGAACCACTATCATTGCAGTCTCCAACGTCAAAATGTTCTAATGTGTCCTTGGAAAACCCCCTACCAATAAAGTATTTAGATGGGCAGCATATATCGCACTTAATGTCTGCTTTTTTGTATTGATATTCTTCTGCGTCATTCTTGAAGATATTTACAACGTTGAAGAAATCTTCATCCGCTTCTTTGATCTCTACTTCCTGCTGTTTTTTACCACTATATGTCTGGTTTATTTTTAATAGTTTGCAAGCCCATTTAAGAGCTTGAGAAAAGTCAATGTCTATATTTTCTTTTGCGGACAAAGCCCCAATGATTAAGCCAAACATATCATTCCTATAAGAGTGTTGACAGTCCCTAGTCCAACACTTCCATATACCCTTGCCTACCGAATATGAAAATGCTCTTGGGTTATCACTACCCTCATGTATGGGACATGTAGAATAGATATTATCTCCAAAATTTTCATACTGCATACCTAGTTCTTTAAAAACTAATTCGCAGTTATCATTCAGCTTCTTCTTGATTTGTTGTAAGTCCATCTGCAATCTTAATCTTAATTAGTGATTCTTTGTTTACTAAGCCTGTATCGCCAACTGGTTGATTCTTGAATTCATTTCTTGTCTTTAATTCTGTTAGCTTTGCATGAGAGCCTTGCATCAACATGTTGATATAATCTCCATCGTCAAGCCCGCCACCATGCCTTGAGACAATTGGCACAAGCTTCCTATTGCCCGCGTTTGGTCCATCTTCTGCCAATTCTTCTGGAGATTTAGCCTTAAAAATTGAGAATGATGTACAAAGCCATATAAGTCTGTCTGATCCAGAAACTGCGTCTGTGCTTTCCTTGGTTATACCATCCCGGTTCAATTGCACAAACGACAAACATGGAATGTCTAGCTTTACGCACAAATTGTGTAGAGATGTAATTTGAAATCCAAGAGCTTGATATTCTTGAATGTTGTTTGTTATAGAGCTAGAAGACATTAACTTTAAGTAGTCATATATAACAAGACAGTCATTTGTTTTGCCGGTGTCATCATACTTAACTTCCTGTACTATCCATCGTTTAATAAGGTTTAGTATCTGTTCAAATGGTTTACCAGCAACACTGATGTAGCTATAAGGAATAGACTCTAGCTTCTTTACTGCGTCTAGAACCTTTTCATGCTTTTCTTCATCATCAACAAACTTTCCTGTAGCTATATCATTTATAGGAACACCGCTGATGTTTGCTATGAGTCTATTGAGATGATCTTCCTTTGACATTTCAGTATCTAACACAAGAACTGGAATGTTCAGGGAGGACACGTTCAAAGCCACGTTGTCAGCGAATACTGATTTACCAACCTTTGGTCTTGCAGAAACAAGGTCAACGCATTTGCGTCTAAGACCGCCACCAATTGCTTGGTCATATTTTGCGAAACCCGTGGGAATACCAATAATGTCACATTTATTTTCGCCCAAGAATTGTACATAGTCGCCCACTCCACTTCCTATTTTCTGCGGAACGTCACCACCATCATCTTCTCTTAGAAAATCTGTCACTGGATTCTCTAGGATCTGTATTATTTCATTGATAGTTTCTGACCCTGTAACATCATCAATATCTTTATGAACCTTTGATGTAAGCTTCTTAATCTTTCTTGCAAATTCAAACTTTTTCATTTGAACTGCAAAACTAAGAATATTCTCTTTATTAACAGGGAAATCAAAGAGTGACTTTATATACTTCAACTCTTGATTTGTATTAATCACTTCCGAAAAACCTAACTGGTTTGCTGATGATAGTATGGCAGCAATGTCAACGGTTTGGTCATTACCCATAATCTTTTCTATGCATTTAAATAGAACTTGATTATTAGAATTGCCAAATGTTTCACTACTAATTAGATCAGCAACTGTAACGTAGCCATCAATGCCATGCTGCAATAATCCAGCTAGCACCGCTCTTTCGGCACCGATATCTACTAGTTTATCTTCCATTATTTTTTACCTGCGCATCTGTTGCATCGATAGTATTCGCCATAGCTGAAACGTGGATCAATCTTAAATGACTTTCCACAAACATGACATTCTACATCCTCTTTTCTTGGAGCTTCTCTGCGTCGAGGAGTTCGCTCAACCTCTGGAGTATGTATGTCTTTAAATTCTCCAGTGTCTTCCCACTGGTTTCTTCTAGCTTTCACGGATTCTTTTCTCCTAGCTGGATGTGATTCTGCCTTCTTAACAATGAAGTCTTCCCCAACAGAGGCAGGCTTTTTGGGCGACTGTGTTGTTTTAACTGTTAATTCTTCCTTGCTATCTGTCTTTTTAGCGTCAGGAGTTGAATTAATGAGAGCGTTAGCTAATTGTAGCTTTTGCTCATCCGTAAGAGAGTTGAGAAAATTATTTAAGTCCATCATGACCTCTTAGCTTTTTCTAATAGAATATCAGCCTTACGTTTTAGTTCATAAACTTTGCCATCTAATGCTTGTAGTCTGGCTTCTGCAACTTCACGCATCTTATCTACGGATGCCGCATAGTTATTATCTTTGATTATGATCTGTCTCTTAACTTCGTGCTTTGTATACTGACCGAATTCATCATTATGAGCAACTACAAGCTTTTCAAGTTGATCATTACACCAGTTAAGGGCGATCTTGTTTTTATTTATTTCGTCTTGTATATAGGTTGCGTAACCATATAATAAATATGCTGTATCAAATGTTTCCTGCTGAGTTAGCTTTTTAAGTTCGTCTGATGAAAGGTTAGCAACAAGTAAATATTCTTCTCTGAATGAGGAGAACTTTGTATTACCAAGATCAATATATGCGTTAATTAGATTTAAATGTTCTGACAACTTTTCAGATGCCTTTAATGTGTTTTCGCCACTCATCGTCGTTTTCCTTAAAATTTAGTACTATGATTTGTATATCGTTGATTCGGCACCACTCTATTTTATCTTCGTCACGGGCTTTTGCCTTTAGGAAATCTGCCTTGCTCTTATGAAAAAATGGACAGTATTCATAATGCTGTTCGCCGTGAACTTCAAATGCCATCTTAATCGACGGAATGTAGAAGTCAAGGTAGAGAACGGATTTTCTATTAAGAGCAGTGCTTCCCGGTAACTTTACTTCCTCAAGTATTCTATAGCTATGGAAAATTTCTTTCAATAAACTTCTGGCACGAAGATGATATTTAGATCTCTTGCGAGTATCATCATAAAATATATCGTACTTAGTAAGATTCCAAACATACTCTTTGCCATTTATGCCTTGTACTTTCAATGCAACTCCTTGATCTTTTCATAAACAAAGGATGCCATCTTTGGATTACTATTTAAGAAGTCGGCAACGGCATTTACGCCTTGGAACTTGAAGAATCTTTCAATATCTTCTGGCGTCTTCTGAACCTTGTTTTCTTCCAGTATTTCATTAATCAGAGTATTGCTTAAGTCATCAACGGCACACTGAATAGTATACCACGCTCCAGCGGCCTTTATCAACCTAAATTCACAAGCAATATGGATAATCTCTTGAACTTCGTCAATTCCAATACCATACTTAATCCAGCTTTCTGCTGTGCTATTTGGTCGGCCACCAGCACACGAAGTCTTAATAGACCAATTTGCAATCTGTCCAACGTGTGGACCAGTATCTTTAGGAACTTGCCATTTACCCCTATGAGTAATTACCATGTTTGTTCCAGCTTGATATTGCAACATGTTTCCACAGTCTGCCATCTTTTGTGGTGCGTATGGAGAGCCTCCAGTGTTAGCAATATTATGCGTAATACAAACAAGGATGGTTTTATTTTTCATGAGCGTTCCGCTGATTCTTTTGAAAAACATAGATAGCAGCCTTGGCAAAGCGTTTCTAACGCCGGTTCGCACTTCGCCCTCAAGCTCAACTGCTGGGACCATATTAGATAACGAGTCGGCTATAATCAAACAGCCGGGATCGTTGTTAATATAGCTTTCAATGATATTGAGGAAATCTTCTGCTGACAATACTCTTTCATCTGTCGATTCAATAATAAGAATATTATCAGAGTTTAATCCCTTGATTCCAACAAAGTTTTGCTTAGATAGTCTACCCTCTGTGTTTACATAAATAACTCTCTTGTTCTTTTGTTGACACTTTGCTGCAAAATGAAGAGCTGTTGTTGTTTTACCACTCTTTGGATCTCCCGTCATAACAACAACGGAACCCTCACGCAAACCACCACCCAAAGCAATATCTAATGCTGGAGAAACACCTATCACATTAAGATTATTGATATTCTCTAAAACCTCCGTACCGCTCCTAACAACATCGCCATACTTATTTACAATGTTGTTGCTTACCAAGTCCGTTGTAAACTTACTTGCCTTTTTGACTTTGCTCATAGATTCCTCAATTGATTAATAGTTGTTTTCTTCTTAGAGTATGATTGTGTTTTTCTGGTCTGAACTTCTTCTTTTGGTGGCGGCTCAACGTCGTAGTTTACCACTGTTTGGTTCTTAGCTTCTTCTATCTTCCTATGATACAGGGCAACAACCTTTTCCGCAAGTGGGTTAATTTTGTAGCCTCTACCATTTTGGATTCCAAGCACAAGCAGACTATCAAACTCTTTTGAATGTATAGCTGCTAATATTGCTTCTTCGCTATATTTTTTCTTAAGCTGCAATGCTGCCCCATATTGCTTCTTCCATATCCAGTGCAGAGGATCTCCCTTGGTCCAAAATTTATATGATGGTTTTCCAAGGTTTAATCTCTCTGATCTGCGAATAACTATGTATTCGGCAACATAAGCCTCAAAAGTACAATGTTCTCCAGTGTGGATATGCTTGTACTTATGGGTTTCAGACCATTGCTTCTGATAGTCTTGGTTAAATAGCTCTGGTCTTTTCTGTTCTTCTGTCATTGTAAATCAAGGCTTCCTCAAAGCAACTGTGTAGATCATCTTCGTAAGAACTGTCTTCAATTAATTCTGGAGTCAACCACATCGTCTTTTTAGCGGTATCGCCGTTTATTACGCCAATTGTATAGCAATCGCGGCTTGTGCCACCCATTTGCCCTTTTACAGATCGTATAACATAAACGGCATCTGCGTTCTTCGTATCAGTTGTAACAACATTGGATCGATATTGCAACCCAACACTATTAATTTTTAGATTATTGGTCTTGCAATAATCTTTAAAAGTTAGCCACTGATCGTATTTTTCTAGATATGCAGAAACATTGTCTGAGGTTTCTACAACTATCCAAATTTTCTTTGTGTCATCGCAGGTGGCGTAATGCTTTCGCCAATTGTCAATTCCAAATATATAGCTCATGGTTTAATTTTTGTGATGCAAGTACTACTTTTTAATGAGCGTGGTTTCTTAACATCTCCAAGTGTAGATGCGTTTTCTGTCATGATGGTTATACCGTCTTTTCTAACAAATTGATCACCAGCTTTTAAACCAGACGGTGTTGCTGATGTTTGTGTGGCTTTAACAATGTGCTTCTTGATATAGTTTTCAACAGATGTGATTGGCCTATTAAGGTCTGTGGCAATCTCTGCAATTTCCATATTTTTGTAGTTTTGCTCTATATAAAAACCTTCCACTTTTCCTATTGGTCCTTTTTTAACCATTAATAAAGCTCCTTTGTGCTTTTGTCATATAAATGGGATTTTTAGTCTTCAGATATAGAACATAATTATCGAATGTTGTTTGAGACACGTTCTTAAGCTGCATATTCAGCGTGGACTCTCTGTGGCTATCAATACCGTTTGGGTCATACGGAGCATTATTATGTGTTAATACATAATACTTCCTTTGAAAAGCTCCACTACCAAGTGACGCTTTAGTGTATTTTGCAAATACTTTGTCTTTCTCTCCAGCCGGTGTTTCACCAAGCTTATTAAATAGATCTTCTTGTGTTTTTAAAACAAAGTCTTCTTTTGAAAATGATTCTACAAATTTCATTTGTCACCTGTTATAATATATTTCTTTTTTTGTTCTGGAGTCATTTTATTAATTTCTTTCTTAGAAGCAGAGCCAAAAGCAGAAAGAACAGAGGAACCTTTTTGCTCTTCCGCTTTCTGCTTGGCTTTTGCTTCTTCTTCAGACCTTTTATAATGTCCTAGCTTTTTCCAGTTATTGTCCGCTAGCTGTCCAATGGTCTTAGCGTCTTTCACGAAAACTCCGAGTCCACCATATACTACCCTCTTTAGAGCATCTTGACCACACTGCGGACAAGTGACTAGGGCATCATCCTTGATGGATTGGTGAACGTCGATCATTTCATTGCGACATTCTGCACAAACATAATCATACAACATAAAATTCCTACGATTCTAGAGCGTTTAAGATCCTTCCAAGAATACCATTTCTCTGTATATCATTATAGCCCAAAGAACAAATACCAACACCTTGGAGATTATTTAGTTTCTCTAAGCAGTAATATAAGCCGCTATCTCTATAGAGGTCTGTCTGCTTTGTATCTCCATTAATTATTACCTTAGAATGTTCGCCCATTCTTGTAATAAACATTTTAATCTGTTCCATTGTGCAATTTTGTGCTTCATCAAGAATCATGTAAGAATTATGAAATGTTGCCCCTCTCATGGTTTCAAGAGGTTCAAATCTTATTCTTCTTGTGTTGAAATATAAACCAAACTTATCGCGTCCTAGGAAGTATTTTAAATTTTCTTCCATAGGTGCAAGATATGGCTTAATTTTATCATTCAATTCTCCGGGTAATGATCCTATATCTTTACCTGTGCAAACTAGAGGTCTGGTTACTATAATCGTATCAACTTCGTCTTTCAGCAGTCTAGACGCCGCAATGCCAGCAGCAATAAAAGATTTTCCAGTACCGGATGGTCCGGTGCAAAAAGTTACATCATTTTCTATAATAGATCTGATGTAATTTCTTTGGTTTTCTGTTTTAGCTTCTAATACATTTGGTTTGGGTGTCTGTTTATCTTTTTTGGATTTTTTGTTGTTATTTCTGCCGGTATTATTATGTGCCGCTGCTGCCAAAGCCGTTGTCTCCTCGTTGCGAGGAACCTAGCCCTTCTTGATGAAGCATCATGACGCAAGGAACCTCTTGGAATATAATCTGCGCGATTCTATCCCCACGATTTATTGATACATGCTCATCAGAAGTGTTGTATAAACAAACCATGATTTCTCCTCTATAACCAGAGTCTATTACTCCAGCTAGTACGTCTATCCCTTTTTTTACAGATAATCCAGAACGCGGCCAAATTAAACCAGCCATATGTTCTGGTATCTCAAGTGCTATCCCCGTCTTGACAGTATTGCGTTGTTTTGATGGAATGACTATATCTACGGTGGAATATAAATCCCAACCGGCATCATTGGCATTAGCTTTGGTAGGAATTATTGCGTTTTTTTCAAGTAATTTTACGTTAACATTATTCATAGATCAAATCCTCCAAAGTCTGTATCCTCAAGATCATTTTTACTGGCCCCAATTTTATACGAAGTAATCTCATGCTCTTGTGGAGCAACTTGAACAGCTTCGCTATTCATCCAAGGGTCAGTCCATCCGGCGATTGGATTTTTGCAACCTTTATCATAGGGCAACCCTATGTTTTTTCTTCGGCTCATGCAAAGCCAATCAACGTATTCAGACATGACTCTTTCGTTGAGGCCGATAATAGAGCCATCTTTAAATAGATATTCAGCCCAAGCCTTTTCTTCTGCTGCGGCTGACTCAAACATTTTAATAGCATCTTCTTCGCATTCTGATGCAATTTTGACGAAGCCCTCTTCTGGCACTGTGCGTAAAATCTTAATAATTTCTTGCGTATTGTATAGATGCAAAGCTTCGTCGCGTTTAATGAGCTTAATTATATCTGCATTACCAATCATTTTCTTGTTCTCCGCAAAAGCGAAGGCACATATAAACGACACGTAAAAACGCACCGCTTCTAATATATTTACACTAATTAGCGTAAGATATATTTGTTTTTTTATGTCTTTTGTTGTAGAATTTCCTATTTCTCTTAGGGCATTATATTCTTTGATAGCTACATTTGCCCGTTTTAAAATTTCTTTATCGGTTAGGCAACTATCTAAAATTTCACTTGGGTTATTGTAAACATTTTTGATAATGTATGTGTAACTATAACTATGAATTTGCTCAAAAAATTGCCACACATTCATGCAAGCCTCTAATTCTGGATTAGAAACATGCTCTAAAAGAGTTGGAACGCCGCGACAAATTACACTATCCATCATGGTCTGATATTTCAGATTAGATGTAAAGATAAACCTCTCGTTTGCGGACATTACATCATCATTCTTAAAATCATTTCTATCCTTCTTTAGTTCAATCTCTTCTGGTCGCCAGAAAAATTCTAGCTGCTTTTTGTATAGATCAAAGAAAACTGGATACTTAAATTTGTCATATCTTTGAAGAGAAAGATCTTCACCTAGGAATAGTGGCTGGGCCATGTAGTCTACGTTATTTTTATTTAGTATCGTTTTCATTGTTTTGCCTTCATTTGTTATATTGAGCATGAACCAGATTCGCAGCCTGACGATTTTTCAGTTTGTCCATCTCCGTCTGGCGTATTGCAGTAATAGAAGTTCTTTATACCATATTTATACCCGTAAATCTGATCTTTGATTAACACACTTAATGGAATATTTCCATCTGGAAAATGTGCATAATTATAGTAAAGATTCACGCTTATGCTCATATCAACAAATTTTTGCAGTATCGCACAAATATTCAACACCGCTTTGTTGTCACGCATATCCCAAGCCAGTGTGTAGTAGTTCTTTCTAGAGGCATAATTTGGCACCAGTTGCTTCAAAACGCCATTCTTAGCTTTTTTGTATGAAAGTAGGCTTCTGACAGGCTCAACACCGTTTGTGCTGTTCTGGATTACGCTAGAGGACTCACAGGGCATTATAGCCGTTAGCGTTGAATGTCTTAGTCCGTACTGTTTAATTCTAGCACGAAGATCTTCCCAATCCATAGTATACTCTGGCTTAACCAGTTCGTCAACAGCATTTTTGTACCAATCAACTGGTAGCAGACCATTGGCGTATTTTGTTTCATTGAATTTTGAGCATGGACCAAGCTCTGCTGCTAGCCTGCAAGATTCATTAAGCAAATTCCACTGTATTTTCTCCATAGTGGAATGTACAAGCTTTAAGGTTTCTGGATCATCGTACTTTAGTTTGTTCTTAGCTAAAAATCCTGCAAGGTTTGTTATCCCAATGCCTAAAGATCTTCTGTTTTTAGTAAAGTTCTCGCCTGCGGCTACTGGATAGTCTTGATAATCAATAACAGACTCTAGAGTTCTAACCGCTATTCTACAAGCATTTGCTATATCGTCATCATTATCTAGTTCTGTTAGATTTAGTGCCGACAAAATGCAAATACCGATCTCTGCCTCTTTGTCCTCTATTGAGGAAATTGGCTTTGTTGGATGAATAATTTCTTGGCACAGGTTGGACATATAAACTGGCACATCCCAAGACCCATGCTCATTTGCATTATCAATATTCATAACGTATATGCGGCCAGTTTCAAGTCTTTCCTTAGTGAAGATTTCTGCTAACTTTCTGGCATTAATCTTTTTCTTGAACTTTAAGTTGCGAGACTTTTCGTACTTCTCATATAGCTTGTTGAATTGCTCATTATTTCCGAAAGCTTCATATAGACCTTCTGCCTCATCTGGACTAAACAGAGTAATGTCTTCATTTTTAATTAGTCGTTCATAAAAAAGCTTACAGAATTGAACTGAATAGTCTAGTTTCCTTACTCTGTTATCGTCAGTTCCGGCGTTATTCTTTAAGCAAACAATATCTTCAATCTCATAATGCCAAAATGGCACATGAACAGTTGCAGAGCCGCCACGTATGCCATTCTGACTTGTGGCTTTGACTGTTGATTCAAAGATTTTGAGATATGGAATCAATCCAGTATGAATAACCTCGCCGCCACGAATACTTGAATTAATTGGACGAATGCGGCCAATGTTTAATCCTATTCCTGCACGGCGGGCTGTATATTTTCCAACAGCATGTACGCTTGAGAAAATAGAGGCTAGATCGTCTTTCACATCAACAAGCACACAACTGGCAAACTGTTTGATTTTAGTTCTAACGCCAGCCATAATTGGAGTTGGTAGATTGATTTTAAATGTAGAGAAGCACTCATAAGCATCCTTTACTTCATCAACTACATTAAATAAGGCCATAGCTATAGCCATGTAGGCAAACTGTGGAGTTTCATACATCTCTCCCGTTGCCCTATTCTTTACCAAATATTTATCTATCATTTGCTGTAATCCAGCATATGTATATAGATAGTCTCTATCGTGATCAATACAAGATTCTATCTCTTTGATATCTTCCTTTGACCATTTTTCAAATAAAGCTGGGTCATAAATTCCCTTCTCAATATTTGATTCAATATGCTTAGTCAAAGATGGTGGGCTGTCATACCTCTCCCACAAATCTTTTCTGAGAGACATATTGAGCAATCTAGATGCAACATATTGATAGTTAGGGTGTGACGTTGATGTTAAATCATTAGCTGACTTTATTAGGATCTGGTGTATTTCTTTAGTTGTTATGCCGTCATGAAGAGAAAGGTTGGCATTCATTTCTATATTAGAAAGAGATACATTATTGATATCCTTTATCGCCCACTCTACAACCTTGTGTATCTTTTCTACATTGTAATGCTCTGAATTGCCATTCCTCTTGGTTACGCGCATGAATATTTTCCTTGTAGTATTTCAGGGGAGAATTTTATTTTCAACTAAAGAGTCTTTTGAAGAGTCTATCAACAATCCACTTGATGATGATTGGCAATATAATTTGAAGCAATATGAATGTAAGAATTATAGATCCATATTTGATCTCTTCGTCATTCATTAGGTTTTCTTTAACGAAACCTTGGCATTGTCTCTTCATGGTTTGCTGTTCAGAAAAACTGCAATCCTTGAAAGAGACGCCTCCGTAGTTAGCTATTGTAGCCCATTCTTTAGCGTATTGCAAGCACTTGTCTGCTAACTTTTTTCTGTTTTCGTCATCATATTGTTGACCTATTTCTGACTCAATGCTTGCAAAATCAACATTGTCAATCTCATAAGCCCCAATTGCTTTACTCTCTTTAGCATAGTCAAAATTAATATCTGGAAAATGTTTGATTCTTATTGTTCCAGAAGTTTTCTTAAATATCACACCTTCGATGTCTAAGCTTAATGCAATAATTTTTTTCACTGTTGCTCTTGGTAAATTGTCGTTGAAATCTACAGTGATATGGTCAGTATCAACCGAACTAACAGTAATTTGTGTTGGTGACTTGCAAGCCACCTTTGTTCCATTTAAATCAAAGCCATCTTTGAATATACTATTTAAAATGGTTTCTATTTGAGTAAGATCTATCATGATAACACCTATGAGTTGTGATAAAAATTATACGCACTTAAATCTTCTACTTCATTCCAGTTTTTTTCTTCGTCGTATTCAGACATGTCTCTTTTGTAATTCGTATCTGCTCTGCCACGATTAACCTTATTGATGAATTCTTCTTTGCTTTTTGTAAAATAATGATTTATATGAGCAATATCTGCAACTAAGTCTTCATTGAATGGTCCACGGTGTGGGTTTTTATTTGTATCAACCCAATCGCAGTGCATTAAATTGTGTACATCAACCATGTGTGAACATGGAAGTTTTGCTATTGTTTTAATGTGTTTATTTGGTACTCTTTGTCTTTTTGTAAATCTACTAAGTACAGAATGATCGTCAGATATTTTTTCATGTCCATTGCTACCAAAAAAATACCAATTTATTCCCAACGCTGGGTGTTCAGTATAATCTGATAAAAGCTCTTGAATATTTTTGTGTTTTTTAAGAACTAGAAACTCATCAACATCAAAAAAAGCAGCCCAATCATACTTCCAATTAAATTGATGAATAAAATGGTTGTATGCTGGGACTTGTTGCTGTATTCCAGATATACGAAAAGTTGTTACGTTTGGGTGATTGTAAGAAAATTCCCAATCGTTAGCATATACATAGATATCATTAAAACCAAGTTTGAAATTGTACTTTATCCATTCATCTATGTAGTTGTCTTCATTTTTTGCAATACATACCAGAGCAACTTGTGTCATAATTAATTTTTCTGGATTAGAACCCAAGCAACTCCCATGAAGTTTTCGCTAATTTGATTTTTTTCATTTGATGTTAGAACATGGTTTTCATCTGTAGTTGTTTCTTGAATTAGCCCAATGATCATGTCGGGCAACTCTTTGTATTTACCATGTATAGAATCTTTGAAAAAGTTTTTACCAGCCAATGTATAAACATCATTTACTTGTTGTAAGTGCGCTTCATATCCAAGAACGTTCTTAGCAAATTGATAATTAAATATGGCTAATTTGGCTCTATCAGTAGGATCTGTCACTAAATCTGAAAATTTCTTAACTTTAGATAATACAGCTTCTGTTGGTTTATCGATATTAAGAATAGATATTGGTGGAGTAGGTGGTGGGGTTGGTACCACTGGATTACTTGGAGCAAATAAACTATTTCCAAATATACCGTACATAATTAATAGTACGGCGATAGCATTTTTAGCCATTTGTTTTCTCCTCTTTCTTACTGTTGAGCAATGGGAATACTTCGTCAAGTTTTTCTACAGCAAGTTGTAGACCGTATGAATTACAGTTCTCTTTTAGTTGATACCACAAGTTGATGATATGTAAAAATTTCTCATCTTCTTGTGCATCTGATGGAATTTCTGCTAGTGGATTAACTTTTTTCTTTGGTAACAATTTAGCTAGCAAACTATCAACGCTCACAAAATTTGATAAAATAATAAGAGAGCCAATAGATAGTGCCGCTATCTTTAAAATAGTTTCAATTTGCATATTTTCTCCAGTAACGAATGTGATTGTGAATTATCAAGTTTTACTACCGAATTTGTTTTGGTGTGCTTTTACTATGAAATGGACATGGTGTTTTGTGTCCATCTCCATGTATAATTACTCCGGTGCCTTTGCATACACATTTGGCTGGATCTTCGTCTGGACCCACAACAACGTCGGGTTTTGGGGCAACGACAAAGATTTTTGTTTCAGCTTCTTCAAATGCAGTTTTTGCTTGACTCTTCCATTCGTCAATATACTGAGCATACATTTCTGTAATATCTGCCGTTGGCAAAGAACAGCAGTTTGTTACAGAACATCCTGTTAAAGTGAGCAATAATAGTAAACATGTTAAATATTTCATGGGTTTCCGCCGTCTACAGAGTGATAATATCCAAGATCATCGAACCTAGTTGTGTACTTTGTTTCCATAGCATTGTATGTTACGGATTTTTGATATGTTGCATCGGATAGATTATATGCGCCCGTTCTGTAGCAATTTACTACAGTTGTTGCGTTTTTAATTGTTTCATTATTTGGTACTACATTAGTGACCACATCGACTGTTGTTACTGCCATGTTTGACTCCTTTAAGTATTATACTAGCGTACCACAGCAACCGCAAACTAGATTACACGAATCTGCCTGAGAGTGCATTATAGCTTGCTAATATTTCTGATGATGTAAGACTTTTTCTGTACTGTTTTAAAACTGCAATTTTTTGTTTTGCTTGATTGTCGGGTTGGTAATTTGATCCTATTCTCAAGTTATAATTAGATCTGAAATCATAAAGGTCAGTTGCCGAATTGACGAATTGACCATTTTTATATACTGAAATAACCCCATTAGATCTAGTGTATACTAAATTGACCCAAGTATTTGGTGTAATTGAAATGTTTCCGCGACCAATTAGTGTTCCCGCAGAATTTTTATACTGCAAATTTACACCTGTTGTTCCATTGAAAGCAATTCCGTTTAATCCGGGATAGAAATAACCACCCTTAGATACTATTTTAGGACCATATTGACTTATTTGTATTGAATAAAGATATACCCAAATATCAAATGTAAAATTTGAATTCAAACAATCGTTAATATAAGCATTATTTAGTACTTCAGCGTAATCGTCTCTACCATCAAATATCATATGTTGACCATCATAGTATGCACCATTAATTAGCTTGGCACTGTTGTTGAATCCACTGAGGTCATTCCACACTATACCAGATCCTGTATAGCTATTTGAGTTTTGTGAATCTAAATGTAGCACCAAGTCTGAACCATCTAGAATTGTCCACTTTTTTGCTACTAGGGAATCTCTAGCTGTAGTTCCACCTCCACTAGTTTTTGAATTACCACCATTAAACTGCATACCAGTTTTTGATCCAAGGTATGTATTTAATGATACTAATATGTCATTATATGTAGCTGTTGGAATTGTCACTTTGTCAAATACTGCTAAGAATGATAAATTGTCAACGCTCGTATTGTATCTAAAAATATCTGCTGGAATACTATTTAAAGATGTGCATCCAGCGAAAGTGTAATTGAAAGATGCTGACCCAACTGAAGTATTGTATCTAAATAGATTTTCTGGAATACTTGTTAAGCCCGTGCAATTATTAAAAGTTGCATAAAAATCTCCCTTGCCAAGCTTGGTCTGATTTTTAAATAGATTTTCAGGAATTGCTGTTAGTCCAGAACATCCAGAAAATGTACTATCAAAAACATTCAAATTTACATTTGGGTAATACTGAAATAGGTTATCTGGCAAAGATGCGATACTCACACATCCCATAAATGTTTGTTTAAAATTGCAAAGGCCACCAATTATTCCAATTATACCGGTGGATTTTAATCTTTGTTTGTCTAAATCATTAGATCCAAATTTTATATTTCCACCAGCACCAAGGCTTCCACTAATAGTTATTGTATATGTTCCAGATGATGCGTAAGTTTTGTTTTTGACGCCACTAGAATTATATGATAGCGTTGATCCATCGCCCCAATTAATCAATATGTTTATTATTGAACCCGTGAGAGATATGCTAAAATTTTGATTATTAGCAGTCGTTTGTATGGAGACTTGCCAACTACTTGGTGCTAGAGTTGTGGTAGTTGTAGTTGTAGTTGTTATATCTGGAGACACAGGTAAAGAATTAAATGTACGTTTCTTATTGAAACGATCAGTATATTCTAGTTCTATCGCTTTTACAGTTTCTGGTTTCTTATTTGCTGTATTGTCTACGGTTTTATATGAACCAGTTTTTTGACAAGTTACCACAACGTTGTTGTTAGCAACTTCTTCTTTGTTTGGAACTATATTTGTTACTACGTCTGATGTTGACATATTTAGTTATTATTTATACCGCAGTAAGCTGCACTGCACTTAAACCAGCATACGAGTCGTTTGTGCCGTCAGGCGTGAGAGTCCAACGGTATGTCGAATAATTTGCTGGCGATGCCAGAGTGAAAGACTTTGTTTGCCCGCCGCTCTGCCACGACACAACTTGCGTGTCAAGGAGCGTGAAGTTCGTTCCGTCATTGCTGCCGGATAGTTCCCAGCCGCCGATGCTGTAGTCTCTGCTGCCCGCTCCGGTGAAGGTGTAGCCGCCAATGTAAGATTTCAAGCCCCCGGCGAACGAATACTGAAAATAACGCTTTGGTGTGTCCGAACCGTTGCGCGCAGTGTTGTATTCGCTACTGCTACCGTCAAACAAGTTCCACACAGCACCGCCGCCGACTGTGTTTGCCTCTGCTGTTCCATTGCTTGTGTTGCTGGTCAGCGTTGGGATCGCTCTGAAAACTTCATTCGGAGCAGCCGTTGTTGTTGTGGTCGTAGTAGTAGTTGTTGTGGTACTAGTTGTTGGGGCGGCAGTTGTGGTAGTTGTAGTGGTCGTTGGAACAGCCGTAGTTGTGGTGATGGTTGTTGTCGGGACTGCGGTTGTTGTTGTAGTGGTTGTACCATTTAAAGTAACAACACATACTTTATTATAAGCAGTAAAGTTTAGCTCATAGCTTCCATAAACATCGTCGCCACTTCTTGAATAAGGAAGTGTTTGTGGGCCTAAATTAACAGCCGTAGTTGGTGCGGTCACAGAGTAGAAAGTAACCTGTGCTGTTTGACCGTTATAATTAGTGGATGTTATTTGAATAGATGCCATAGCTTGTTTCCTCTATTAAGAATTAGTTTGATTATTCCAACTATCTTTATCAACAACAAACCCAAACATAAATAGTGTTCGTGGATTATCTCCATGACAAATTTCAACACTATGATAAAGTTCTGTTACTAAATAACACATCATATCTCCTTCATTTAAATCATAAGTCTTATCCTCAACATGAACCGTACCACCATTCTCTGCTTTGCTTGCAAGAATGTTACATCTTAATCCAACAACCCCCTCGCCCACACTAGGATCTTTATGTTTATACACATCGCCATCGTTATAAGTTACACTAACAACAACACCATCTTTTCCGTGTCCCTCAATAACTGGAGCTTGTGCTGTTAGCGGAACAGTTTGACGAATTCTGTCCTGTAAAGTCTTTACTAACTCTGGGTAACTAATATTAGGACTCATACGATTAGTAAGTCTTTTCTTAGTTGTGCTAAATTCTTTCTTATCCCAATCTCCAGTAATTCCATCAACAAACTGTCCATCAGTTACGGCTTGATTAGCCCAATCCTTAAGAGCTTGAATTTCTTCTGCTGTTATAAAATTAGGGACTAATAATACCTGACCATCAAAATTATTTGCCATAGTAATTCTCCTTTAATCTTTGGTATAGTTCATTATCATTATAATACTGTTTGACCACTAATTCAAGTTGTTGTTCATTTAAAACTGGCTTTTTTTCATCTTTTTCTTCGTTTAGTCTTGGTACAGGAGTGGTTAGTCCCAACCAAGCTGCACATTCATCGATCTGTTCTGGAAATAAGAAGTATTTAATACTATCATGTAAAAGCCCCATACTTTCCATAGTCCAAAAGTGAACCTCGTCTTCCAAGAGTCCTTCTTCCACGGTCTTGTTTCTTCTGGCACAACTGCTTCTGAATCTATCCACGGGATTTCTGACCATGCAACAAGTTGGCATTTCTGGAATTCCCATTTTTAAATCATATCCTTGAAGGTTCATGATGGGATGCCATTTTTCTTCTTTTAGATGTTCGGGCTGAGTCTTTATATGGTCTTTTGGAAGCATAAGATTCATCAAGGCATGACTTCCACTTCTTGTAACAAGAGCCAAAGCTTTACCATTAAATAATGCACAAACCCCTCTCATATGTTAAAAGCTCCTATTAATTGAATATCTCCAATACAAATAGGATAAGGACAACTACTTTTGTCACAGAACGTACTGTAAAGTGTTCCTTGTGTAAAGGAAAACTTGTAGTATCTATAGTATCCTGTGGTGGTTAGATTAAATTTTGTATAAGACGATACATTTGTTGATGTATTGTTTGAAACTGTGTGAAGCAGTGTCCAGTTTGTATTGTCTGTTGATCCATAAACTTTCCAGTATGTTGGAGATGCATTAGGTCTATAAAAACCACTATAATTGCCTGTTTTTATATTGTACGATGTTACTTTAATGCTTTGTCCAAGATCAACTACTCCCGTCAAACTAGCAGAAGCACTAGGTCTAAAATTAACGTCGGTTACCCAAGCTATTCTGTTTGGCTTTGTTGTTCCATTTACAAAAACATCACTTTTCCTAAAATCATGACCACTGTACGGGGATCCTAAACCAAAAACATTTTTTATGTTAGTATCTCCAGAATAAGACACACCACCCAAAAATTTATCAAATCCATGTATTGAACAACTAATTGAAGGATCTTCATATCCATATAGTTGCATTTCTCCCAATTGAAAGAATGGATAATTATAGTACTGGCATCCTCCCTTATTGCAATTTACTCCGATTCCCAAATTTGTACTTCCTTTTGTTACTGCAAGCCTATAAACTTTATAAGCAGCAGGCGAACCTATTGAGTATTCATTGTATGGACTTGATGAACATAATCGACTGGTTGCGTAACTGAAAGTTTGAGAACTTCTGCTGTCTACTACTGTCCAATTAATAAAATCATTAGTTCCATAAAGAATCCAATCTCTAGGATAATCAGATCCTATATTACTACTTAATGGAGACTGTTTTCTTGTGGAATAATAAATATTCGAACCAGGATTTATATTTCCTATTCCATTAACAAATCCGTTCCACATTCTGTATTTTGTCAAAACAACAGGAAGGTTAAAGTCAAAATAAATGTATGTGAGCGGGGTTGTTCCGCTCCAATAATATATGCTGTTGCAATAGTAGTTATTGTCGTATGAGTTTTGGTATGGCAAAATTCCTGTGAAAAGATTATTTGTAGTTATATTATAAGCGTAACCAGCATACGTTCCATTATCAAGCTCATTGGCGTAAGGAGAAAGTAAATATCCGTTCCCAAGTCTTACGCTGGTTGATGCGTATTTGTAGAAATCATAGCAACTGAATTTATAGTAGTTGCTTGATTGAGATCCTGCTGTTGGATCATATATTGTTCCTCCTCCTACTAATACTCTTTCATTTGGCATAATTCACCTTTATATTAATGTTCCTCGTAAAACAATGTCGGCTATATTTGCTGACCAAGAGCAACCATTCTTTCCACAATTTTGAGTTCCATCTTTGAACACAAATTTAAAGTATTTGTATCCGGTAGAATTGCTAAAACTGAATGTTGTTGATATTGAACTAGTACTTTGCCCAGTTCTACTGTCCAGTAAAGTGTATGAACTTAAATCATTACTTCCATAAATATCCCAACTTGTTACCATTTCCATATAGGGAGAGCCGACACAGCGAATGTTGTACCCACTCAGTACTATTGGAAAATCAAATCCAATGTATTCTGTTTTGTATTGTCCGACTGGTGTTGAATTAATTCTGTAATAATGGTCCCAAGTTCTGCTTGTTCTACTGTCATGACCAAGGAATCCAGAGTTGTAGAAAGCATAACTAAACGAATAGTAATTGCCACCAGTTGTAGATATGCTACTCAAAGCCCCAGAACTGGTTATGTATTTTGCTGTTGGTAGACTTCCATAGTATCCATGAAGACCGCATGAAGTGGAAGGATTTTCATAACCCCACAACTGGAGTTGTCCAAGCTGCCAATCATAATAACAGTCTCCATACTTATTGCAATTATATCCGTTTCTGCCTCCAGCAGTCACTAAGAAACGATAAACCTTATACGCTGCTGGGCTACTTATTGTATATTCATTATATGCGCTAGTGCTTGGATTATCACTTGTTGCATACGGGAGTCTACCTTGGCTAGTCCTTACGTCCACATCAGACCAAGAAGTTCCATCTAATGATCCTTGCAGTTTCCATCCTTGAGGAGTTTGATTTCCGTAATCAGAGTATCTTGTGGTGCCATTGCTCGGATCAGTAAATGCAACGCCGCTCTTAAAGGCATTCCACAGTCTGTATTTCGTTATTATTGTGGGAACTATAAAGTTATAGTACCAAGGATATCCATAACTATTTGTATTGTTTATGTATTTTCCATGAATATTGTCATAAGGCAATGATCCGTTTACAAGTGCTTCATTAGTCTGGTTTACTATATTGCTAAAGTATGCTCTATAATCAGAATTAATGAAAGAAGCAACATAATTTGTTCCACCACCAACTAATGCTCTTGGAGTGCTAGAAACATTTTCTTGCATTATAATTCCCGGAGACTGTGTGGTAGTTGTTGTCGTGGTAGTTGTCGTTGTGGTAGTAGTTGGAGCAGGCGTGGTAGTTGTCGTTGTGGTAGTAGTTGGAGCAGGCGTGGTAGTTGTCGTTGTGGTAGTAGTTGGAGCAGGCGTGGTAGTTGTCGTTGTGGTAGTAGTTGTAGTTGACTCTGCTGCTAAAAGCTGTACCCCCCTGAGTCCAGCAAACGAATCGTTTGTTCCATCCGGCGTAAGAGTCCATCGATAGGTGGAGTAATTTGCTGGTGTTGATAGCGTAAATGTTAATTGCTGTCCACCGCTTGAGTATCTTGTTGTATAGGCTAACTGTGTATCAAGCAGCGTGAAGTTTGAGCCATCATTGCTTCCCGATAATTCCCAACTAAAAATACTAGCGAATCTATCTGCAACCGCAGTCATGGTGTAGCCACCAATCAGAGACTTTGCGCCGCCAGCAAATGTATATTGAAAATACCTCTTTGGTGTGTCCGAACCGTTGCGCGCAGTATAATATTCAGTGCTACTGTTGTCAAACAGGTTCCATGCGGCACCACCGCCGACCGTGTTCGCTTCCGCAGTTCCGTCTGAAGTGTTACTAGTAAGCGTTGGAATTGCGCGGAACACTGGTGCCACAGTAGTGGTAGTAGTAGTAGTAGTAGTAGTAGTAGTAGTAGTAGTAGGTGCAGCGGTGGTGGTGGTTGGAGCTTCCGTTGTGGTGGTTGTAGTTGTAGTAGTAGTGGGTGCGGCGGTTGTTGTGGTAGTGGTGGTAGTTGTCGTTGTGGTAGTTGTTATCGACCCACAATTTATAGGAATCAAAACGGTATTATAGCCCCAATTAAGCGGTGGTGTAGATGAATTACTTTCTAATGTGAAACTTGGTGGCGCAGTAAATAAAGACGTTCCGGGCATGGACTGATTTGCGTTAATGTACCAATAAGTAAATGTATAAGATTGTTCTTGATATGTTTCTCTAAACATTATTCTGGTGTCGGGACCACTTGTTTGCACATAATAATTTACTCCATCATAACTACCAGCTTGACAAAGATTATAACCATTACCAGTGTTCCATCCAGTACCACTCATATTAAACCCAGTTATTGTGCCGGGAGCGACGGTTGTTGTAGTAGTGGTTGTGGTTGTGGGCGCAGCCGTCGTTGTAGTAGTGGTAGTTGATGTTGTGTTGGTAGTAGTACTTGTCGTGGTTGAAGTTGTACTAGTAGTTCCAGAATTAACTTCAGAAATAGCAACATCGCATGGAATTATGTAATTGTTACCAAGTATTCCACTAGCTATAGTCTCTACTTGTTGATTAATAGTACTTGCTACCGTTGTATTTGTTTGTTTGAGATCAATACCTTGTTGTAATAAATTTTGCAATAAAACTAGCGAAGAAATTTCATTTCCTCTATCATAGTTTTCAATATCTTTGTTAGAGATGTAGTTAATGTT